AGTTCAACCATCTTTTCTGCGATAGTATAGATCTGTGACTTTAGATCGTCATTCCACAATTCACGATTTTCTTCAACATATGAACGGAACAGTTTAATCATACCTTCAGCGTGTTGAGTTTCATCAACAATCGACCAAGTAACAATCTGTCCCATACCTTTCATCTTTCCGTGACGAGGGAAGTTGAGCAGCATGATGAAGGACGAGAACAACTGCATACCTTCAGTGAATGCACTAAATGCAGCGATATTGGTCGCGACTGATTCAGGTGTTCCATTTGCATTCGACAAATCTGTAAAGTAGTCGTGCTTTGCTCGCATTGAGTCGTATTCAAGGAATTCCTGATACGTCGTTTCTGGCATACCCAGTGTTTCAATAAGGTGAGAATACGCTGCAACATGTAATGCCTCCCTTGCCGCGAAACCCATCAGCATCATGCGAACTTCAGGTTGTGGGAAATGTGGCAGATAGTTCTTCACATAACCACCAGCAACATCAATGTCACCCTGTGTGAAGAAGCGGAAAATGTTAGTTAGGAAATGCTTTTCGCCATCATTAAGACGCTTCTTCCAGTCATTGACATCTTCGGACATCGGGACTTCAGTGTGCAACCAATGCGACTGCTCATGTTTCAACCATGCGTCATATGCCCATGGGTAGTTGAACGGTTTAAAATATGCTCGTTCTGTCATTAAGGTCATACTGTTTCTGCCCACTTTACTAAATCGTCATAACCACCAACATGCTCACCGTTCACCCAGATCTGAGGAACAGTCTTCACATCAGGCAATTGTGCGGTAATGTCTTCCCACAGGCAGTCTTTACCAACTACCATTTCTGTATACTGGATGTCCATTCCTACCATAAACTCTTTCGCAAGAGTACAGTATGGACATTCAGGTTTTGATACTATTTGTGCAAAATAACTTGTCATTTCTTACCCTTCGCATGCAACGCAGTTATCACCGTCGATCATTGCCTTGAAGTCAATTTCTTTAATTGCTTCACGCTCAATGCGCTTAGAAACCTTGTCTGCTTTTCCTATTTTTTCTGAACGACAATAATATAAAGTCTTCAACCCCTGCTTCCATGCGAGGAAGTGGACAGCATGAAGATATTTGATATTTGCATCAGGACGGAAGAATAGATTGAGAGACTGTGCCTGATCAATAAACTTCTGTCTGTCTGCAGCGTGCTCGATGACCCACCGCTGATCAATTTCCATGGAGGTCTTATAAACTTCCTTAGTAATTGCATCCATCCACGTAAGGTGTTGCACTGAACCATCATTGGCGATAATTGAAGACCAAGTCTCATCATACCACCCATCTTTGTGATTCGCTGCTTCATCTTTGATGATAATATCAAGGTATTTATTCTTATTAAGAAATGAACCCGATAGCGTATCTTGACGATATGCATTTGCTCGCCACGGTTCAATCGACGGACTGGTATTTCCCATGATGATTGATGAAGATGCATTTGGTGCGATTGCCTGTGTATGAGAGAATCGACGACCAGTGCCAGCAGCATCAGGTGCTTCGCCACGTTCAGCACCAAGTTCTAGATTTGCAACATCGAGACGATTCTTGATCAGTTTAAACATGCGCATGTTAGTGCCCTTGGCGACTGCTGACTCCCACGCAATACCCTTGCGTTGTAGATAAGCATGGAACCCAAGTGCGCCAATACCAATAGAACGTTCGCGCATTGCTGCGTACTTAGCACGTTTTACTGTATTCGGAGCATTGTCAATAAAATACTGGAGAACATTGTCAAGCATCTCTGCCATGTCCTTTAGGAACATAGAATCTTTCGACCAAGCATCATAATATTCTAGATTGACGGATGACAAACAACAAACAGCAGTACGCTTCTTGTCAGTTGGCAGAATAATTTCTGAGCAGAGATTTGACTGATGAATTTTCAGACCGAGATCTTTCTGGAACTGTGGCATCATGCGATTTGATGTATCAATGAAGTGCAGGTATGGTTCGCCAGTCATCATACGCAGTTCTAGAATCTTCTGCCATAGTTCTTTCGCAGAAACTGTTTCACGAATTTCGCCAGACTTAGGGTCGGTTAGATTCCAACTGTCATCTGCTTCGTGGTCTGCCATGCATCGTTGGATGATTTCCATGAAGTCGTCGGTAATGTTGATTCCGTGGTGTAAATTCAGGCATCGGATATTGGGATCGCCAGTAGGTTTACGCATCTCAAGAAATTGTCCCACGTCAGGATGACTAATGTCAAGATAAGCGGCATAACTGCCACGACGAGTGCGACCCTGACGATACGCCATCGAACTTGAATCATAAGTTTTAAGATGTGGCATAACACCAGTAGACTTATCATCAGCAGCGCGAATACCAAAACCAATTCCAACACCGCCCCCGAGCATCGACAACCAACTGGTTTCGCTGAGATTCTCAACTAGACCTTCTGCCGTGTCATCAATGAAATTTAAAAAACAACTGATTGGCATTCCACGCTTAGAACGACCAAAGGAAAGAATTGGTGTCGCATATGACAACCAATGTTTCGATGAATAATCATATAGACGTTGCGCATGCTCGAGATTTGATGCGAAAGCAGTAGAAACATAGGCGAATCTATGCTGCGGGGAAGTTTCGTCCTCTCGCATGTATGATTCTTCTAGTCGCTGGATACCAAGTTTATCAAATAGAGAGTCGCGTGAATAATCTATTTCTATACCCAGATATGTTTCTTTTTTCATTTATAGTCCCTGTTCCTTTAATACTCGTTCGATATCTGGTTTGAAGTATGATTCTGGTTTTAGAATCTTACCATCTTCACGCTTTTTAATCTTACCATTATCAGAAACCTTGCTCATGTTTGACGCACGAACTTCTTCCCAGACTTTATTGAAGTCGATACCAAGAGTTGTAAACAATCCTTGGACAACCCAAACTAGGTCGGCACCACCGTCAGCAATGTCTCCGATATGGCGACGAAGAAATCCGTCACAAAGTTCACGAAATTCTTCATCAATCAGGTCAATATATAGGCGTGCTTGCTGCTCATTTTTCTCGTTCAAGTGCGGGGTTGTTCCAACATACTGATCGGCAGCTGCCATAAATTCGGTAACATCTTTTTGGTTATTCATAATATTTTCTTCTTTCCTTAATGTAAAACTGCCATCTTCATTTTCAATCCAGATGATATCATCTCCTGGTTTCCAACCAACTCGCTCAAAAACTTCAGATTCTAAATAGTAAAAATCTTCTTCTTCATTGTATTTTATAATTGCGGTTTCGTGCGGGTTTTTGGACTCAAAATTGGGCCGCGAAAAAATCACGTCCCGAGAATTTTGAAACTTTTTTCCAGATTGGGTCAAGGTAGTTTTCGTTCGAACTCTGCTTGCGCTGCCATGCTATCAATTGCTGCCTTCACATCGGGGAAGTGGTGACAAATGATTTCCCAGCACTGCTCGGCGACGAAGCGGTGTTCCTTTTGCGTTGCCTTATCCATACGCAACTGACAATAGTGAACCCATGATCGAAGCGAACCTGCCATGATGATAGTTGATTCTGTTAGACCTTCAGGGAGAACAGCACGTGCCTGTTCCTTGGCGATACCATTTTCAATTGCCCACTCATAAGTATCTACCGCAGCATGAGTTAAGGTTCGTTGTTTCAAATCCCACTCTCCAGCAAGTTCGCTATCTTCAACTTCTACTGAGTTCTGTCGGTTTTTGGCATCCTGCAGGCGTGCTTCCCGTACAACAAATCCCAGATCCTTGGTTGGATCGGCGTAACGCTGACTGTACTCTTGGAATCTGAAAGAACTATGCCGCAAAATCTGGCGGGCAATATCTCGTGTTGTTTTAATTTCCATTGCGACATGGACCATCTCCAGTGGTGACCAGTGTTGGTTCTTAATAAGATATTGAACCAACTTAGGTGCTGTTGCGGTGTTGTTTTGGTTTGACGGATTAGATACTCTTGCTGCCCATGCAACCAATTCATTGGCAGAATTACACTCTGTGTACGCAGACGGTTTAGACAGACTTACTAGATTTACTTCACTCAACTTCAAATTCCTTCACTGTTTGGAACTGCGCCTTACTTACGAAACCAATACCCAAAAGAGTATCTATGCGGTCAGTAGCGTCGGCATAATTTGCATACCTACCATCATCGAACCACCACCAGCGGTCGAGTCCAAGAAACCAGCGAGGTTCGCGTCGATACTCTACCATCCACATGTCGTCTGTTCGATGGATGCGTAACTTTGTAATCTTAATATGGTCAAACTCTACGCCATATTCGTTGGCGACTAACTCGCTCATACTTTCCTCCACATGGCATATTTTGCTTTTGCCGATAGACCGTTAAACGTATTATCATTTATAATACTCTGAATTTCACTAGAAGTCAATCCATTTTCAATCATTTCATTAATATCTTTTCCTGGAACATCTGGCCAGATTACAATCTTATATCCCTGATCAATATACTTATTCATCAACTTACCGACGTCTCTGTTCTTGGGTTGATTATCAAAGATAATTGTTATGTTTTCTTTTGGGATAGGTAGTTGATCAATCTTTCCGAATGAGGTTCCAGCACAAGCAATAGAATTATGCAGAAAAAGGGAATCAAGAGGCCCTTCGACGACGAATACTTCTTGCGTAGGATCGACCTTATCCAAACCAAAAATCGAGGGAGCATCTTCATCTACTTTAACGTTAATATAACGAAGTGACTCGCCTCTGATTCCGCGAAGGCTAACAACAAGGAGTTTGTTATTGCCATCAAGAAAAGGAATCGCGAGTCGCGGTTCAGACGTAATGATCGAGTCTTTGTATTTGTCATTAAGTTGTATGACATCTTTAACATTAGATATGAAATACAACCTATCAAAAGCATCGCGAGGGATCCTGCGGTCAGTAACATATTGAATTACCTCATGGTCATCTGGTAGTGTATCGAGGCGATCCATAATCGAGTCGATAAGTTTTGGTTCAGGTTTCTTTGTAAACTTTGGTTCTTCGAACTTGAGAACTTCTTCAACATTCTTATGTGCATTGGCGCGGCCATGACCGCCATCAGCATATCGCTCAACGACATACTGACTATATTGGGTGGGATCGAAGTTCTTCAGGAAAGTTCCAAAGTGATGACTCGCGCCACATTTATGGCACTTGTAATATAGATCCTGTTTACCACGATAGAAATAACCACGTGCCCGTTTCTTATTACGCTGTGAATCACCACAGATAGGACATCTGCAGTTGAACAAATCTTGTGATTTTTTCTTGAAGTTCTCGAGACGATGCGCGATCGCGTTCAGATACTTGATGTCAATATATAAACTCATAATATAGTTATACCTCGAAACGAGGGAGAAGTAAAGGTTTTTATTGAATAAATTTCATAAGCATTGGGAGTATCTTGGTGATGATAGCACCGACAACGATACCGCCACCAATCATAAGATACTTGGTTTTTTCCAATTTGTCAATACGATTTTTGTTTTTTTCTTCTTCTTTATCAACAGAAGTTTTTAGTGAACCGATGGCAGCAAGCATCTTGTCTTCGGTGGACTGAATTTTTGCCTCGAGTTCACGAGTGGTTGTCGTGATACGCGAATGTAACTCAGCGTTAATTGTCTTGGTTTCTTGTCTGTGCACTTCTAAACTTTCGTAGATATCTTCGTTGACTGATTCTTGCGCTTCAAGTTTAGTATCATGAACAGCGAGCATCTTATTGATGCAGTTGGAAACATCGCCAATCTTTTCGATGGCGAGGTCGAGACGACTGAACACGATCTGAATTTGCTTCAGATCGTGTTCAATGACTGCAACTTTTGTTTCCAAAGATTCCATTTACTTCGCCTTTGGTTTACGTACTTTTTTGACAACTGCCTTGACTTCTTCGACCTTTGCTTCTGCTTTGTCGACTGCTGCAGTAATCTCAGCAAGATCCACCTTGCCATCCTTGTTAGCATCAACGAAACCAAAAAGTTTCTTTAGTGCGTCTTTAATTTGATTTAGCATATTCTTATCCCCATGCTGCGAATTGTTTTGTTTTCTTAATACGGTCATCTAGACCATGAGTTCCACCATTTACTCGACGAGTAATTTGACCAATAACTGCATCGGTAACGCCCTTGTTAGCGATTGCGAACAGTCCGTTCTTGTTAAAGAACCATAGTGCTGATTCGAATGCGAGTTCGGTTGCTACGATATCTGGATTTGTCAAAACATCAGGACGACCGATGTCTTGAGCGAATTGAGTATAGTTGCTCTTACCAGTCAACTGGATCGGACCACGTCCACGGAACTTCCATCCATCACCCGATGACTCTGGACCATTGCCCATACGATTAGCATAAACCTTGTTGGCAATCTTCTCTGGTTTACGAGCATATCCTGCAGTCGAAGCGATTGTTGGGAAATACTTCTTGAAGATACCGTTGAGACCCTTGTCACTGTAGTTCAGGTTCTCTTGGAATACCTTGAAACCACCTGACTCGTGAGCGCACTGCCCGAAGAAGTGAGCAGCACCAGCAGTCGATAACTTATAGTGATCTCTCGCTGCCTTGAATGTTCCTGGTCCCCACTTACCATCAGCAGCGACACCACATTTTGCTTGAAGTGCTTGCATTGGACCAAGACCAGCAACAGTTGGCGCTTGGACTCCCGCCTTAGCAACCTGCGCGACTGCTTCTACCACAGGCGCGCCTGCTTCCTTTGTTGTGCTTGGATCAAAGTCGGCAACAGGAGTATACTTTGTTCCAGCTGCCTTGGACTTAGTAGCAACTAGACGCTGCTTGCGGTTTCCGCCTTCCTTTTTAATAGAAGCATGGACCCAACCAGAGTTCTTGTCACCAGCGGCATAGAATTCTAGGATAACTTGGTCAAACTCGAGATTGTCAGCAACCCAATCAGCAACCTTCTTATTGTCTACGCCCTTTACTTCAAAGTCAATTGCTTGACCATTAACGTGTTGGGATGTAGCAGATCCACCAACTGCCTTGTTAACAAGTGGTGCACGATATGAGGAGTTGATTGTTACTGGACCAAACTTAGCACGAACTGGTTCAAGAATTTTCTCGCAACAGTAACGCATGTTCTCAATATGTTCAGCAGTCGGTGTGTTAGGAATGCCAAGACGCTTTGCAGTTGGCGAGACAATCATTTCTCCGAGAGTAAAATGTTCAGTTAGTTGTGTCATAATCTACTCCTTAGAATGGACCGAAGTCGTCATCGCTGTCTTTATACTTATCGACCGCTGCCATCAGTTTGATTTCAGTGTCTGCTTCGATAGAGTTTGCTTCAGCGATATGCTTATAATCAGTCTTGCCCATTTCTTGGACCTTAACATTTGGATCAAACTCAGAAACTTTCATGTTCATCATTGTAGCAAATGCACCAACGAATGCACCAACAATCATCGAGAATGCTGGACCAATAATCTTGAAGATCTCATTGTTATCGATCATTGCATTTGGTAAAAACAATCCGATCAACATCATGATCACAACAGAAAGCATGATAGATCCCAGCGTAATTGCTGCCATCTTCATGATCATAATCTGGACTTTACCCTTTTCGATCTCTAGTTTTTCTAGAGAGTCGATATTGTTCGAGACTTTAACGAAATCCAACAAACCCTTCATGTTACTTCCTTCTAATCAGTACAGCAGGTGCACCTACTGTGTTTTTCTTTTTATATTTTTTCTGCTGACTCTTGGTAAGTCCAGGTTCTGCTTGGTTTGCTTTTGTTGGATGCGGAATACCAATCCCTGCGACTCCACCACCACCAACACCCATCTCTTCAATAAACTGTTTGAATGACTGGATTTTTCCTGTCTCGAGTTCTTCAGCGAGATCCTTAACATCTTGGCGTTCTTGTGTCATGTAAAAAACTTCCTCTAATATTTCATCATCATATTCAACCTGCTCTCTTACCAAAGCAACAGCAGCAGCGAATGATAGGAAGTTCTTATTGTCCATAGGAACCTTCTCGATGATTCGTTTTAATCTAAATACCATTCTATGAAGCAGACTATATGCCTCTTGTTCTTCAGTGGTATTTATCTCGTTCTCTTTCTTCAATCGATTGCCATGCTTATCGATCAATCCTAGACGAAATGCATCCTGTTGATCGAAAGGTGTAGTCAACAACCTTAGAATACGATATGTTATCAGTGCATCTACAAATCTAGACATTAAGTTCCCTTAACTTTGTAACTATGTTATGGTCTAAGTTGACTTCGACCATAGAACTGCTCGTTATTCTATTGAGAAAAACGAGGAATGTTTTCAGGTAGTGCCAATATTTCTCTTCTATTTTGTAAAACAGCATGTTAGTTGCAGCATTACCAAATACATTATATAAAACAATTATATGATTTAAAATCAACCGTTCATTCAAGACATCAGTTTTTTCATATCTCTTAAACAATCGTTTTATATATTTGAATCTCTTCATGTCTTCTTCTAAATCAGGCATCCCATTACAACTGGGATTGTCATAATTTTTAATAGCATAAATCAAGAAGGTATCATTATTTAGTTCAATCATGTTATGTAACTGTCGCCGTTCCCCCGAGGAAATACCAATTTCCTGCCAAGAACATAAGAGTAGCAGTTTTACCTGGAGCATTAAACACGATAGAAGAGTGTCCAATATTCGAACTGATTGTCAATGCATGACTACCTGCATTGCTTACCATTACGATTACTTTAATTTGCCCGTCAACCCCATCAGGGATAGTCAAAGTTCCAGCAGCATCAGGCGAATTGATTCTGGTAACCAGTGTAGTAACGCTGATGGCGCCAGCAGATGTTAATATCTGCACAGCGCCACCAAGAATCAGATCGTCTTCCAGAACTACGGGAACTGGAATGCCACCAAAAAAATTGGCAACAGTAACCTTATGATCATATGGACTTGTGTTTGGTTTCACGAGATACAGGACGTCGGTCGGTGAAACTGACGTCACTGGAATCATGGCGGTTACTTTATTGTCTGCCATTCTAAATTACCTTATGCAGTAACAGTAAGAGTTACTGCTGAAGAAGTAACGCTGTCCGCGCCTGTCGACGAAACGACACAACGGAACTTAGCATTATTCCAAGTCGAAGAGGTATCAGTCTTTGCGGCGAGAACGCCCAATGTTGCTGTGGTCGCACCAGTAAATACACCACCATTCGGGTTAATATCCGAGTAACTTGTTCCGCCGTTTACTGAATGTTGCCACAGATATGTTAGAGTTGCAGTTTCAGGAACGATTGTTGCAACAACAGTACCAAGATTTACAATTGCTGCACCAGCAGCAGCAGTTTTAGTTGCAGTAGGTTGTGTTGCGATTGTGATCAAGGCATCCTCAAACACAACATCCTCAACGTCGCCAGTAATACCATTCTTTGACAGTGCAACGAGAGTTTCTACGATCTTGCGCGAACCAACTGTTCTGATCTTATTCCAACCAGTATGAGCAGCGCCCTCTTCCAATTTATTTGCTGCCATTTCTGCAACATCAACACCAAATACTTGTGATGCTTGTGTGTTAGGATCGGATGCAATAGAAATTGGTTTTTCGCTTAACTGATATGTTTGAGCGCCAAAAGTAGTATAGTTAGCATACGCGGTCATGTATTCTAACTCTGGATCTGCTGGAATTACCGCAGCAACAGTGTCGCTCGTGATTGACTTGACGATCCACGAACGCTCTTGGTCAGCACCTGCTCCTGCAATTATTGCGCGGATGAAGTCACCCGCTGCAGCCTGTGTGGTGAATAGAGTATTTGAACCTGTTACTACACCAGTACTTGCGATTGACAGTGTGCCCGTCGCTGTTTTACTATCTGCTTTACCCCATGCGGACATTAATTGTCTCCCTTTTTAAATTCTAGATCTACGTGATTGAAAAATTCTTTTCTTTTCGATTCATCAAGTTCCGAGGGAGACTTGATACCATATTCATTAAGAGCAGTTTCAAATGCAGTCTTATATGACTCGTTCATTTGCTTTACTGCATCAATATCTTCTTTTGTCAGTTTATTAACTGCTCTCGAGATACCCTTTTGGCGTTTGCCCATGTCCTTAAAGTTTCCACTCGACTTCTCGTCAGCAGCAATCCTTAGTCCAGCACTAACACCTTTTGTTCCGATACGTTCTGCTGCTTTGTTAACATAAGAACCGAGAGTCTTCTTTGAGAGTTCGTCGATCTGCTCGAATGCTTCGTTAAAGTCAAGTTCTTCCTTGACTGCAGTCTTAGCGGCATGAATTGCATCATGTTGCTTTTGATCGATGATGCGAACTTTCTTGTTGTGTGAGAAACTGTTGTAGTGATTCAGAGCAGCATATGCCTGAGTCGGGTGAACAGGAATATATGACTTGCCGCCGTGATGCGCATTAGTGATTTCAACATACTGCTGATTTTCATCAATCTGCTCAGACTCTTCCTTAGTCAGTTTCTTGACAGCGGTTTCGATACCTTTGTGACGCTTCGATAACTTCTTTTCCATATGCTTCGAAGGACTACCAGCACCGGCTTCTTTATACCCTTGTCTCCAGGCAGTTAGATCGATAGAGTTTTTCGCTTTGTTAATATAGCGACCTGCCATTGCCTTCGAGATCTCATCGACCTGTTCGACTTCTTCTTTGGTCATCTTAGATTTATTCATCGATTGAATTTTATTCAACGCTTGGGCAGCAACCTTCTTACGTGTCACCGCGGAGTGCACCGAAGATGGGAAATGCGTATTAACTGCAGATTGAATAGCAGTATGGATACTGTCATGCTTACCTGCTCTAACATGTAGATGTGCAGTTTTTGCTACATCTGCCACTGATGCTTCGGTAATCTCGACTTCTTCCTTGGCAAGTTTATCAACTGCTCTCTTGATACCTGTCTCGCGATTCTTACGGAGACGCTCTGCTTTATCATAAGTTGCTTGGTTGAATCTTGAACCGAAGTGTCCTGTTTCACTGTCACCTTGGTATGCAGCGATCTTTGTCAGAGGAACATTCTTTGGACTCATTACATTCTTTGGTTGTTCAGCACCTGATGCTTTCTTAACATAAGAACCCATGGTCTTCTTTGAGAGTTCGTCGATTACCTCGACTTCTTCATTCTTCTGAGCATTCATTGCCATGTCACCTTCGTAGTCATACTCTTGCTTTTCTTTTGCTTCATCGAGCATTGACTTACCGAGTTTCTTGCGAACTGCCTTTGAAAGTTTTGACGGATCGACACCGAAGTCTTTGGCAGCAGACATAACATGACTCTTACGAATGTTGTCACCGTAACGTTTAGTCAGATGAGCAACGATCGGAGCATTTTCGTCGAGTTCAACTTCTTCAGCAGCATATGACTTAGCACCAGCACGTGCCTTATTGAATACTGTGTCATCACCGAGAACAATGAACATCATCGAGTTGATGAACATGTTCATTACATCACGCTCAGCACCCTGAAGTGACATACCAGCATGCATTCTAGAAATGGCACGCTTCAGAAGTGGCAACGAACTTGTTGGCATCAAACCAGCGCGAACCAACTGGTCGAGTCTGCCATCCATATCCATCGCTTCAGTCATTGTTGACCTAATAGTTTGTTCTAGTCTCATTAAATGATTCCTCTAATCTTTTATCTATTTATATTACTTTGAGGTTGCGAGAAGCATCCAACCATGTTTAGCATGAACATCAAGACGCCCTTCAAGATGGTTAACAAGACCTCTGTTACCTTCTGCTTCTGCTAATTTATGTGCAGCATTCAATGCTTCGATGACTGCCGCATTAGCATCCATTAAATCTTGAAGCATCGAAGGGATATTGTTACCATTGATTGATGAATCTTTGATGGTTGCAATGCTAGACACAGTATCTAGTCCATATGGTGCATAATCATCTAGTGCACGAATCTGCTCAGCAATCTGATCAACCGCAGCGAATAGTTCTTCATAGATGTTCGAAAAGAAGTCATGCATTTGGGAGAAGTCTTTGCCTTCTACATTCCAGTGATGTCCATGTGCTTTGAAATACATCGCAAAAGTATTTGCGAGCACTATCTTCATTGATGTGTTCAGTTCATCCATGTTAACAATTCCATTTTCTTAGTGCTAGTGCCTTGCGAGTCGGACGACCCTTTTCGTCTTTCATTGGACCATCGACGCCAGACATTCTAGCACAGAAAGACTTGCGACGATTCGCTGCTTTACTGCCTGCCTTCAACTTAGAAGGTTTGGTTGTTACTGGTGCCTGTAGATTGCCGCCATACTTGTTGTTGTAATAGTCGCGACCCTTCTGAGTTAGACCACCAGTAGAACTCTTATGACCCTTGCCGTCAACTGCTGCTTCAGCAACAAATTCTTTAAATGAAAGCATCTTACTTCCTCTTCTTCATTCTGCTGTTCTTGATTCTTGACTGCTCAAGTTTACGAACTGCTGGCATGACTCTGACAGATAGACGAGCAACCATTGGTGCCATACGCTTTATCTGTGCTTCGAGACGTGTCTTTTCAGATGAAGATACTGTCGAAATATCTCTATTACGCAACAGTCTCTTGTAAACCATGCGACGAGCAGCACGAATCGATCTCGATTTAAGTTTTTCTGGTGAAGACACACGCTTGATTGCAATATTTCTTGCCATCATTCGACGACTCTTAGAACGCATCGCATTGAATTTTTTCTTGAGACGACCAGCAGGAGTAATACCTTCCTCTAGTTCTTCGCCTTCTTCTGTTTCAGGTGAGTCATCATATTCGATTTCATCTTCGTCATAGAGATCTACTAAATCATCCCACGAAAGAGCAAGAACATCTGCTTCTAGTTCTTTTTCGAATGCTTCTTCATCGAAATCTTGGAAGCGAATATCTTCATCATCGTGTGAAATTACTGGTGAGATTTGATCACCCGAACCCTTGTGCGCTTCATATGAATCAACATGGTGCGTTCCCATTTCAGCGGTGTCACACATCTGGCAGCAGTCTGGAGTTCCACAGTTCTCGTGAACACTTTCAGCAATTGTCTTCATAAATTCAGCATGCGATTTGTGAGCACGCTTCTGCAGTGCTTCTTTTTCAATAGAAGACTTGGCAGAGTTATACTTGTTCATGAATACATCAGCATGGTTAGGGGCAATTGTGTGATGCTGACCATCTTGGAAGTGAACCTTAGAACCAATGCTTACTGCTTTGCGCAGTTGCATTACAAGGTGCGGCGGTTCTTTTGCTTTTTCTGCTTCTTTTTTCTTAGCAAGAGTTTTCTTTGCTCTTGCAATATTCTTAGGATCTGCCAGTGTTTGTCTGACTTTTGATTGGAACTTAGCACGTGCCTCTGCGCCCTTGGCAGAAATCTCAGCAAGATAACCTTCTCTGATTCCGCCACAGTATTGAGTAGTTACATCGTCGTAACGTGGATCGAATGAAGGAATCTTATCTGCTGTCATACCTTCTTGTCCTGGAGTCATAGCAGCAAACTTCTTGCGTAGTTCTGGACGACCCCATTCGTTGTCCTTACCCAAGACTTCATCAAGTTGAACGCCCTCTGGAAGAATGCTCGACTTAGTGACCTTCGACTTGAACATCTTATGATCAACACCGACTCTCTTTGCTGCAACCTTGTGAGCATGAGCAGTGTTCTGCGCCTTAACGTGAACCGAACCAGCAGCGACTGCCTTGCCAGCATGTTGCTTAGGGAAGTCTACCTTCCACATGCCGTATGCTTCTTCGATCTCAGATTCTTCTTTAATGCGACCTACTTTTTGATTAACAGCGGACATAAGTTTCTTATGATCTACGCCCGCAACACGAGCTGCGTGGACTACATGACTTTTACTAAGATTTTGTTTATCGCGCTTTATCAACATGTCGGCATACTTGTCTATGTTTACTTCTTCCTTGACAGCATTCTGACGAAGACTCTTGTAACGACGGATAGCAGATTTGCGCTCCGAAGAACCACCAGGAGTTTTTATAAGATCAGCATATGCTTTCTTGATTTCTGGATTAGTTACGCCTTCATCAATTTCAACTTCTTCATGCATCGCAGGATTATATGACTTCTTGAAGTGAGCGAATCTGCTAGTGATGTTTTTATCCGTTGGATTGTCAGCAATGTGACGACCATGCGCAGAGTCAAGGAAGTGTTTTACCATTACGTTTGGTTTCTTCGCATCTTGAAGATGTCCAGCATCGCCTACTAGTTTCTTAGCATAACGATGCATGGCAGAATATCTCTTATCTTTCTCAGCATCGTCGCGTGCTTCTACGTTACCATGGTAACCATAACCCTTGTTACCAGAAGTAACACGAGTCAGTGCTTCATCAAGTTCTGCTTCTTCATTAGTCTTCGTTGGAAGATGCGGAGTAACCTTAAACTTATGCAATGGACCTTTGGCAACTTGACCGTCTTTGTGGGCACGAATATGAACGCTTGCGCCATCGTTCTTTGCAACAATACCAGAATGCTTATCGCCATTTCCTGGGAGATAATAATCTACCTCGTCACCCTTCTTCATGTGCTTTGCCATGTCAGGGTGCATTAAACTGTGGGAAGCATAGTCACGATGACTATATGATGCTTCTTCGAGGTTAGTTTCTTCGGGTAGAATGAAACGCTGCGAATCGATCTTGGCGCCAGTCAATGGATCTTTCTTCAACTTTGCTTTCGCCTTCTCGATAATTTCTCTTGCTTCAGGTACACAGTTAGGAACCATTCTATCGCCTTTCTTTTTCATGCCGACACGCTTGTAACCCTTCCAGCAAGGATCGTCTTGTTTTCCTGGTTTGCCGATATACTTTTTTTCTGCCATTACTTTTTCGCTTTCTTGTTTAGTTCGTCGATCGCTGTCTTGTTATCCGCAATCCATTTCTGAAGAGCAATCAATTGCTCGGCGTTTGCTTGACAGGTTGCGTAGTTTCCGATGATGGTGAAGAGGGCTTGATTGTCTGCAATACCTGAGGGGGACGCATCAGAACTTCTGGTGGCGTCGGCATTACTGCCTGTGGCACTAGCGTCGTGCGTGAACACCCAACCATTAGAAAGGACAGACTGAGAAGGCACAACAGTTTTGGCGACATCGCGATAGACATATTCTTTTTCCCTAATTGTATTTACACGGTCAACATATTGAGTCACCACTTCAGTGGAGATCTCTGAATTTTTCTTTTCCATATCTGCAGTTAATGTTGCATTCTTAGCAGCAAATCTTTGCAGTTCCACTTCGGCATGAGCAGATCCCTTCATGTAACCAAATACAAATACACCAAGTATCAAGGCAACACCTGCCAGTAACTTATATGGTAATGGGATCATACCGAACATATCAATTTCCTTTTCCTATATTTATTCTTCTGGATTTGCTATCAACAGCAAACTATATTCACAGGTTGCTGGAGTGCCAGAGTTTGATGCGATCATCGTAACATCTATATCAGTTTTTTCAGGTAGAGGAAGTGGAACAGCAAATGTATAATCAAATACAGATTGATACAATAAGAATGTCATTGCATGTTGGAACGACGAACCATATGGACGATACTTGAAGTATCCTTTACCGTCATTACCCTTACCAATATTCGCAGTACCTTGCAACATGTATCCAGTATAACCAGCAGGAATGGTATATTGTGCGCCTTGAGCAATACCTGTTTGTGGTGCAATATGACCTACGCAGGTTCCATTTCTGTTAGCATGGATTTCACCAATGTTTGAATTCGTTGTTCCGCTATAGTGCAGGTAATTCAAACGGGCATAAGAAAGAGAGGTAACAACAGGAGTTGTGCCGTTAAGAGTTATGGTTTCAGTTTGTGATGCAAATGTAGATGCATTCAATCCCTGAATAAGAATTGTTCCTGTGTCGCTGGTAGAGGAACTAACAAGACTTAACGTTCCTGGTGTCGACCATGCCGACCAAGGATATATTTCAGAGTGCGACCAGAAACTTTCTTCTGTGCCATTAGCAAACGCTTCGTTGTATCCTGCCTTGAACACCCCTGACATACCAGGAACAAGACCACGAGCAACATTCAATCCAAAGGTGCTATTTTCAGAAACAGCAGCGCCACCTGCTTGTGTGACAGGAAGAGGATTAGCAGTTGTTACCAACTCACCATCTGATGTTACAAGACCATGGGTCTCATAGAATTCGTCATTAACTCTAATCTGTGCCATCTTAGATTCCTAGAAATTGTTTGAATGAAATTGACTCTTGGATTCCAAGACCACGACGAACATCTTTATACATCTCATGTTTGTGTGGTTTAGACATAGAACTTGGTGCCATGGAATGGAATGTTTTCTCATCACCTGAGGATGCTGCATTGCGCATCTTAGTTGCGGATGCACCAGCAACACCTTCGTCAGCATCAGTTCTAACTGCACCTACTGTCTTCACTTTTATCGAATCGAAATTGTAATGCCCATGGCGACCTTCGACATTATTATACTTGTTTATTAGGGAATGATAATCATGTGCTCTATCGGATCCAGCATGAACAACAATATTCTTCACACCTTGACTATGTAATTTAGACAAGTGGTGTAATAATGTCGGAGAACCTTTACTCAATGCTTCAACATTTGCAGAAGGAAATGCTCTCTTTAGATGCTTTACTTTAAGATCTGGAGTCAGTGGATTCTTTTTACCATCATGTGTTGCAGTTGTAAGAATAGTATGTTGTGCATTATCAGATCTTGCTGCATTTAAAACATGGTTGATCATTAGTGCATGCCCAGCATGAACAGGTGCGAATCTGCCGATAGTCAGATGGTGTGTTTCACTCATTGTCCCTTACTCGCCTTGAACATTTCACTACGAGCGCGATTTGCTGCCGAGAATCCTTGACGATCGACAACCTTCAGTCCATTATAGACGTGCCCTTCGCCACCTGCTGCAGCACCTGCGATAGATGTAGTGAAACCACCTGCACCAGAAGAATCTAATCCTCTCGAAAGGTGATTAGTTGCCTGTTGCAAGTGGTGATGTATTTCTAAGGTATCATTGAATTGCTTTTGGTGTTTGGAGACATGATCAATCGCGTCATCCAACACCTTCTTTTTAGCAACCTTCGTCTTGTCAGTTTTAACTGCATCAATCTTTTTCTGATGCCACTTCGTAAGATAACTCTTATACCCCTGAGTCGAAGGTGTATCATTGGTTGACAATGTCGAGTTGATATACTGGCGAAGTGTTTGTTCGTGCCCGACATGATGGTCATATGTATGTGACGCCATCATTTGTTCTGCCTTTTTCAGATGTTCATCTGCTTTAGACTTATGTTCTTTCGGAATAACCGCTTGATCTTTTGACACGAGGTGTTGAACAAGATGAACATCAGGATGATGGTTGAAACCAGTCATATTTGTCAGAGGTTTTGCCCCTGCTGGTGTAATCTTAGTATGAATGACGGCACTTACTTTAGATTTAGCAAGCGCCTTACCTTCAGGACTATCAGCGTCTGTCTCATATTTAATTGTGTTTGGTGTATGAGAAATCTTCCCATTCTCATGCTCCCTAGATTCGCGATCTGACATGTATCCGCCCTGATACTCGCCTGGAGTATGCGGAATAACTTTAGGAAGATGCTTCAACAAAAGTTTTAATGGATGTGCAAGATATTGTTTATGACTATGTTGGTCTTCAATATCTTGTTCGCTGAAATTGTAAGAGGAACCTGTTCCCTTATACTTAACCCCGACTTTACCGTCTGCTCTACGAATAACATTGAATGACATTCTGTCATCAATCTTGCGAGTCATTGTCGGTGCTTTACTGGCGGAAACCTGCTTCAGCGTTTTAAGCGCATGTTTTGCTGGTTGTGGTCCATCGAATAATCTATCGGATGGATGCTCAATGTGAAGTATTGCTGCTTCGGAAATAAATGATAAGAAACTGTGCATGGGAATCCTAATATAATGTTACCCCCTATTTATAACAATTTCTTCCCATGTAAAATTCAATTTAGTGTCTTTGCGTACGATGGATTCTATATCAAATCGCGGTGTATGTAATAGCATGTTCTCATCGTCATAGACTGGAATCATGAGAGTGTCATCTACTCTTGCTTTTCTACCGCCGCGACGACATGTTAAGTTTAACCAATCAAGATTTTTCTTGTTATGTCTGGTTTCTAGACTTGATAGTAATTCTCTATCGCCATGGTGAAACGGAACAAAAGATTCATCATAACCACCATGATCTAAAAACATTTTCTTTGTAATAACAAACTGATTTAATGCCATGTACGGATCGCCTCGACCCTTAAACTTGGCATTCATTTCATACCATGTATCAGGATCGAGGGGTTCTGCTTTTAATCTTGCTAGGTCTGATGGTTGAATCGTATAGTCGATGTCTAGGAACACCAACCAATCAGTATTTGCTAGTCTGGCACCAAGATTTCGGCAACCATGACTGTTGAATCCGATGTCTTCTGTAACACGATATAAAGAAAAATTAATATAATCTTTAAGTTTGTGCTGTTTTATCACATCAATCGCAGGAACTTTCTGCGATCCATCATCAATCAAAATAATGTTTACTGGTTGGTTGTAAACATTCCACCTCTCGAGTTGAGTTTCGAGTAGTGTGTTTTCATTATAATACGTATGAATTATCGTGAGATTATTGCGCGACAATTCCCGCCATCTCCTCGGAGGCATCGACGACGGTCAAGTCAGTCGCAGGAAAGTCCACTGATTGCGTCAAGTGATACTGCATGTATTCATTATGTGTCATCATTTCGTCAATATACAGTTGCCACCCCGAAAGAGTTTCGTGGAGTTGTGGATGATGATTCTCAATAAGATGACGTTTAGAATCCATAACCTTACCAATCTCAGGTAATGTTGGTTCATGATCAAACCGAGCAATAATATATTCTTTGCCGCCAGTTGCTCTCCACAGAGGCATGTCTTCGGTTCCTGCATTAGTCCATACCAGTGTGGTTGCAACCAACTTTAATTTCAATTCTTGTGTTTCATTTTGTTCAGTCATAATCTATCCTTTGGATTAAAATTTCTACAAGATTCTAATGAATCAATTATTACTATATTACTGTACTGTTTTAGTAATATCGTTAATTTACTTTTTTGCACTGTTATCGCATGCGGATTTTTAGGGTCTAGAAAAATATCATAATCTTCAAGGTAAAAATCCGGAAAATAATGATGTGTTTTTCCTTGTTCATCTACCCAGTTTAGCGGTTCAGGTCTATTCCAATTTATATTCAATTCATCTAATCTTTGTGCTAAAACTAATTCCCATGTTGAATCTAGTTTCACCCCCTTATACTCTATAATATTTCTTCTTAACCTTCTATGTGGTGATAACAAAGCCTTTTCACTAATCTTCTGTCTGGTTTCTTTAGTATGAGTTTTACCTAGAAATGTTTTTCGATTAACATGGTTATATTTACCAGCAGCATGTGCTCGTTTAACACCTTCTGCTCTTTTTGAAATTGTCGCAGGATCACTATTTGATTTTGATCTGTTGATATTTAATGCTTCTATATACTCAGACCTTTTTGGGTTTGAATCGCACCATCGGGAATGATTTGCCATAAATCCCTTTGGTTTCAAAGAAATATCAAATTTCTGATTACAATGCTTACAGTGTCGAATCATCAGATATATACCTCAAATATAGTGGTGCGCCTATCAGGACTCGAACCCGAAATAGAAGTTTAGAAGACTACTGTGATATCCAGTTTCACCATAGGCGCATATACTAATATTTATAATATTATAAATCTACACTCTTATCCTATCCAAATTACTATTCAACTATACTATACTTATTCGAATTTGTCAACGGTTTTCTCGAAATCTATCTCTCTCAGGATAAACAAACCATCCCGTCGCAATATATTTTTTTCCAACTAGATCTGGATTTGCTCTGTGGATGTGAGTATATGCAGCTGGCCAAATAACCAGTGTTCCAGCAGTAGGTGTGAACGCTAACTCCTGATGTTTAAATTCAGTTTTTCCGCCTTCTTCCACATCATTCAAGTATATCATCCAAACTGCAAATCTTGCAGGAGATTCTCTACCAGAACCTTGTTCATGATGCCATTGATGGAATCCTCCACCTGTGTCAGAGCGCTGGAATTTCCATCCTGGCGACAAGACTTCAAAAAATGATTTAGAGGATGCAGAATATGCAGTATTATACTTTCGCCAAGCGCGAGACAACGCTTCTACTATCTTATCCTCTGGTGTTTTCAAGGAACTATACCGACCAGTAAATATATTCCAATCGGTTCTTGAAGAATTGTCAGACAAGACGCAGGAACTTCCAGGATCTGGGCGTGAAATAATATCATCGATTCTAGCGCATGCCTCGGCACATTCCTCGGCAGTCAATACGTTTGGATATAGTTCTATAAAATTAGAAGTCAAACTTAGACAACTCCCTCGATCGAGATCCAGATGGAGTCCGCTCAAATACAGGAACCGCATCTTGCCCTGAATCGGTTATACCTTGTTGAGCAGATAACTCTAGATCAAACAGTTTCATTTTAGCACGGTCAATACCAACCATGAACCTTTTATTTATAGCAGGGTCATTATACCGATTCTTTAACTGCTTGACCATAAGTTGACCCATGTTCTCAAGTTCTTCAGTCGAGATAAGAGCAAACATCAAGTCAGCAGTTGCTGGCAAACCAAAGGACTCTGAAGTATCAGTCAAGTCAACGTCGCTGTTAGCATAACCGCCACGAGTAGTTTGAGTGGCAGAAACAACAGGTAAATCAAACTCAACTGCAAACCCACGAAGTTCTTCAGCAATCGCCTTCACATATGTATAAGAGTTGACACCAGCACCTGCCTTGAACCGACTGGATGCACAGATGTTGAGATAATCGACGAAGATAATATCAGGAGTAAAGTTGCGCTTCAGTTGTAGTTCGTTTAGCAATGCTTTGAAGTGACCGACATGCGCACTAGCAGTTGGATACTCCTTGATGATCAGTTTACCCTCGGTCTTTTTCTTAATCTTATCAATCCGATTATCGAACATGGACTTTGAGAGATCTTTAAGATCCTGAATGTTGACGTTCATCAAGTTCGCATCAATACGTTCAGCGATACGTTCTTCTGCCATTTCCATGGTGATATACAGAACGTTCTTACCTTGACCCAACGCACCCGCTGCCATGTGACACATGAACAAAGACTTACCAACACCAGTTCCAGCAAGCGCAATATTCAAAGTCTTGTTTGGTAGACCACCATTAGTAATCTTGTTGAACATGTCAAGATCGAAGGGTAACTTGTTTTCAACACGGTGATAGAAGTCAAACCGCGATTCTGAATTGTCAAGGTAATCATGCCCGACGTTATTGTCGAAACAAACACTCAATGCATCCTGAAGAATGGACGGGATACCATCCTGAGTATGTTGCTTATCATCACCATCGATAATCTGAATCGATTGCATGATTGCATTGTAAACTGCCTTGTCCTTACAGAACTTCTCAGTTTCTTCAAGCAACCACTTACCGTTCACATCAAGAGAATCATCTAGATGCGTCAGTTTCTCATTGATACTTTTAAATTCATTTTCGTTTATACCACGGTCATTCTGCACTGCGATTTCAATTGCTTCGACTGTCGGAAGTGAATTATACTTCTCGATAAACTCTCTGGCATAATTGAAAATCTTGCGCTCAGAAGTATCATGGAAATATTCTGGTGTTATGAATGGCATTACCTTGCGAGCATAGTCTTCATCAGAAAACAATTTACTCAGTATAATCGTCTCGATCTTCTGCAACTTTTAAATCCTCTATCTCATCATATTCATGTGCAATTTTAATGCAACATGGTTCACAAACAAAGATCTCATACTCGAGACCCTCTTCGATACCGTGAAGGCAAATAGCAGGGTCATTCTTTTTCAGAACGACCCCACATTGATCACATATCTTGATTTTCGTATTCTTCTGAAATATCTTCATCAGAAATGTCCACATTGTCACCCTCCATCATTTGTCCA